TTGCAGAGTACACGCCAGCGTCAACACCCGTGTCTTCATTGTCGGTGTAGATCGAGCCGTCAGTCTTGAGGATCTTGCGGATCTGTGTGGTTTCAATGAAGCGGACATCCTCAAAGCGTCCGATTTCACCAAAGAAGATTTGGCCCGGTGCGCCGTAGTTGCTGGCGTTGACCCATGCCTTATCCGCTCGCAAGGCTTTCGCCTGATGCGGGTGAATGTAGCAAATGTAGGCATCGCCGTTGAACTTCGGAGCCTTGCTCGTCGCCAACTGCTCGACGCCTTCGCGGACCAGATCAACGTTAAACGTGTCGCCGGAAAGAATGGCACTTCGAGCCGAACGACCGTTCGCGTACAGCACGCCAGCCGCGCCGTACAGGGTGTCACGAATCTGCCCGTCGCGGAACTTGGCAAAGTGACGGCCAAGCAGCGTGGCGCACTGCGACAACACATCGTCGTAAGACGAGCGCAGGAGCAGTTCGCTTGCAGCGGTGGCCTTGCCGAATTCCGACACGGAGAGAGGAATCTGTGACGCCGTGATGGCATCGGTGACAATCGGCGTGTTTTCCGTCAGCGCCGCACCACCCGTGAGGGCGTTGTAACGAAGGAACTTGATCGTCAAGCCGGGCAACACGCCCAACTCACGCTTAATGCTGGCAACCTGTTCAAAGCGGAGCAACGGTTGCGCAACATGCAGGACTTCCTGAGAGTACACGGTCAGGATAGCTTCGGTAAGAGGAGTACCGACTACCGCAGTGGTAACTGCCATTGTAGCAATTCCCTTTCTTGGCTGAACAGCAACATTAAAAAAGTTGCTGTTATGCTGACATCAGTGGGTTTTTCGTTCCCGCTGGATAAATTTCCTTGAGGCGCTTCATAATCGCGGTGCGATTCGTAGCGAATTCAGCCGGTGTCATGCTGCCGACACGTTTAGTGAATTCGGCCTCTTCGGAACTTACAAGCGGTGCAGCACTCGATGGCGTAACCTGTGGAGTAACCATTGGTCCAATCGGCGTAGGAACGGGTGAGGCGGGAGCCGTCGCGGTTGCAGCCGGTGGCGCGGATACCACAGGTGTAACCACAGGAGTAATTCGGGCAATGAGACTATCATACTCATGTCTGGCTTTTTCGGCATTGGCGCGTAGTTCTTCGTCACTGTTGCCAACAACAAGAGCTTCAATGATCTTCCCATTAGCTTCCCTGATAAGCTGTTCTCGCAACTGTTGCAACGTAACCTGACGCTTGCCTTCTTGCTCGGTCTTTAGCATGGTCGTCAGTTCGGAAACCTGTTTCCGCAAATCGGCTGTGGCAGTCTCGGCAATAAGCGTAAGCATATTGTCAGGAATCTGCTCAATGCTTTTAATCGGTGCTGCCGGTTGAGGGGCCGGTGGCTGGACGGACTTAGCCTCAAGTGCGCTAAGTTTACCCGCCAGTTCTCCGATTTGCGTTGTCAGTTGCTTGTTCGCGTTCTCAAGGCTCTCCATTCGCTTAATCCTGTTGTACAACTTCTCCTTCTCTTCCTTACGAGCGTCCTCCTTGGCTTTTGTCAAAGCAGCCTGAAACTCGGTTGCAGTCATTGTAACTGAACCCGCTTTAGGTTGATTTGCAGCGGCCAAAGCAGCATCCTTTTCCTGCTTCTCACGAAGCATTCTGGTAGCCTCTGATTCCGGTACGCCCGTAATGGTTCCTTCGCTTGCCATCGTGGTGCTCCTTTCACATGTTCGTAACTGAGAGAAAATACGACAAACAGCACAATGAGTTAATTAGTGTTTACATCTTTACGTCGAGGGCTGTTCGCGGTTCTTGGTGCCGTTGGCGACGGGCTGGTTAAGGCCAGCACTCGTCTTCACGGTGTCCCGCTTACCGTCCATCTTGCTGCCCTGCATGGTATCCTGATTCGCTTCCATGCCAGCGTTGAACGATGCTTCCATGACGGACTGATCGTTCCCGCCCAAGTACCCATCGGTCAAACCGTGGGTAAACGTTGCCTTCGCCATTGGGATTACTCCTTCTTGTACATTGAAGTGAGAGTGTACACTATCTTCGTTGCTCGCCCGTGGCATACCAAAAGCAGATAATGGGCGTGGCAATATCCTGTACCCTCACTATTATCCCCTGTTTTTACACCGTGTCAATCGTCATTCTTCGACTCTTCACCCGATTCTTCTTCTGTTGCCGCTGTCAACTTTGCTAAGTTCGCAGTCTCGGTTTTCTGCCTCTTCTCTGCCGCTGCGCTTGCTTCCGCCAGCATCGCACGAAGCGTGGCAGAATTGAGCGCGATAGAACCTAGTCCGAAGACAGACACATTGGGTACGCTATTGTTGGCAATTGCTCTTTCACGTTCAATGTCTTCAGCCATCTGTTCAAGACGATCTGCCTGAACTTCAACCATCGTCCTGTCAGGATCACGCGAACCAAGATCACGGATAGCGCCAGCCTTTGACTGGAATCCGGCATTGACCTTAGCGGATTCCAAATCAATCTTCGTTTTCTCGTCCTGCGGAATCGGGGAAACAAATTCAACTAGCGTGGTGAGAATGGCTTCTTTCTGCTTCACCATGCCGCCGAAGTTGATCTTAAAGCGTGTACCTAGCAACTTCAACAGAAGCGCGTTCACGCGGCGAATACTTCCGCCATACGTGACGTACTTCATTTTTGTCTTCTCAATTAACGGGAGCCACTGAACTTCCAGTGCGACACCAGAAGTATTGGAAGGAACAGTGTCCATGCTCCCCCACACAGATTCCGGCGTCTGCGAAAGTTCCGCAATGGTCCGCTTCAAGTCCTTGTGGTGGCTCATTGCCGCCGTTAACTCGCCTTCAAGCGCAAGATTTTCTACTTTGGCCGTGGCGGGAAGACCAGAGATAATCTTGTTCGCACCTTTTTCAAGCTGCGAAGCCCGTGCGCCGTAAATGAGCGTCGTGGGCGCGGCATGGTACTTCACAATCTCCCCGATCTCGTGTCCGACTTCGTTGTATTTCTCATTGAGTTCGATGATGCCGTCCAGATCAGCCAAGCCGAAGATGGAGTTTGCAAGCTGCATGTTTCGTGTGTGTACAACATTAACTTCACCGAAAATATTCGGCGTCTCGCGTACTTTCTCCTTATTCCAATAGTGTGTGACAACTTTAGGAGTAATGTGTATGCTGTAGGTTCCCTGCTTGCCAAGACTGGTGTTAGCGACGACCTGTGTTAGCGCGGCATTCGTAAAAGACGGGAACTGAATTAGGCACTCAATGATTTCCCGCGTTATCATGTTGTAGACGGGATACACGTATGCCGGATCAAGATTGACGATGACTATGCGCTGTTCATCCACTGGCAACGGCTGTCCATCCGGCCCAACGTCGATCAATGTGGGGTACAGGAACGCATCGCCTGTGACGCTGCCTGTCTGCGCATGCTCAACCATGAGCGCATTTCTATCATTCATGTCCCAAATCAGGTTCAGCGCGGGAAGGATGGCTTCATTCCCTGCGGGGGCATGGATGTTAAAACCGTTGGCAACAAGCCATGTGACAGACTTATCAACGACAAGTCTGCAATAGTTGGCAATAAATTTACGTGTTCCTTCCGCAGTCATTTGGGTGAAATGCTCGCCACGGTAAAATCCCCAATGACGCCGGTAGCGCTCCAATCGTCGCGTATGTATATCGCGCAAATGATCGTGAAAAAACGTTCCTGTTACGTCTAGGAACTCGTTCGGGACTGCTCCCCAATTGAGGTACTTGTCAGTAATACCTGTAAACGTTTTTCGCACGTTATTGAAAAGGCCCATTGTTGTCCTCCGAATCAAAGTCTTCCCAGAGCAACTTCAAAACCAGTATCGACAGGTACTTGGGCGCTTATGCAAGCCAGCATTGCTGAAGTCGGGAAATCGTCATGCGCACCCGGTTCGTCCGGTGCTTCACAGCGCATGTGACCATTGCGAAATGTCTTTCGCAAGTCCAGCATCTCTCCGACGAACTTCCTGAATTCAGCAGTAGTCTGCGTTATTTTGCTGGCAGGAAAGGTGATTCTGCCCGTGCAAATGTCAGTGTGTAGAATCTTGTAGCCGTCCGCGATAATCTGCGGAGAACTAAAGTTAATGCCCTCGACAACAACTTGATCGTACTCCGGTACATTACCCGCTGTCAAGCCTCTATTGAAAGATGCATAATGTACCGAAAATTTGTCATATCCCCACTGCCCAACGCCTGTGGCGTCAAGCGTGATTTTCCGCAAGCCGC